TGAAAAGCATATAATTACTTTAATGGAAAAGGAAAGAGACATGGCTTTATATACAGCATCAGAGTCTCCGGCAATTATTACGCGTGAAGTAGACCTCACAGCAGGAGTTCCAAACGTACCAACATCGACGGGTGCTATGGTAGGTGACTTCCGGTGGGGCCCTGTAGAACAGCCGGTGCTCATAAACAACGAAGCAGCTCTTGCAAACAAGTTCGGGAATCCTGATGCCGCAAGGGCGATCGATTTCCTTAGCGCTTCAAACTATTTGCAGTATTCAGATGATCTATATATCGTTCGCGCCATCACGGAGTATGGTGGAACAGGTGGATTACAACCCGCTGCATCTGCAACAGTAACACTTACAAACGGCGATAGCGGAACTATATCTTCTATCGTAGTATCAGCAAACGGTGGTTATATCAGTGAACCAACCGTTGCAATCACGGCTCCTGACTCAGGATCAGTAACATTAACTCTTACATACGATTCTGCAAATGATGAAGTAGACGAAGTTAATGCAGGTGGTGATGGATATTACTCCAGCATACCAACCGTAACGTTTACTGGTGGACGCGATCCAAACGCTTCAGCAAACGCTTATGTAACCAATGGTAAATCAGTTGCTCCAGCTAATATGCCTGTTGTTAAGAATCAAGATCATTGGGACGGACAAAGAGTCACAAGAGCTGCTGATAACCATACAGCTATTGCTAAATGGCCGGGTGATCTCGGTAACTCATTGAAAGTTTCAATGTGTAGTGCAAAATCTGGTGATTTTGCGGCTTGGGCCTATAAAGGATACTTTGATGCTGCCCCTGCAACTTCAAATTATGTTTCAGACCGTGGCGCTGCAAACGACGAAGTACATATTATAGTAATTGATGAAGATGGTGCGTTCAGTGGAGACACAGGCAAAGTGCTAGAAGTTTGGCCTTTTGTTTCATCTGCTTCAGACGCAAAGAATGACCAAGGGTCATCGAACTATGCTGTTGATGTTATTAACAGAGGTTCAAACTATATTTGGCTAGCAGCTCTTCCTTCTTCATTAGGAACAAATGTAGATACCGCGATTTCAAGTGGTAAAAACTTTGCTGCAGGAGCAACAGGAACTTTCACATCTAGCTTAGTAAACGGTGCAAATTCAGGTACTCTTGGTAAAGATGAAATCCAAGTAGCATTTGACAACTACGATGATCCAAACAATATCTTGGTAGATTTCTTAATTGCGCCAGGAATGGCTTCTGCCGAAGATCAGAAAATCGTAGTTAATCATCTTGTTGGAATAGCAGAACAAACACGGAAAGACTGTGTAGTTGTTGCTTCTCCAAACAGAGATGCGGTGGTATCAAATGCAACACCAAGAGCTTCCATTATTACATCTCTAGATACTCATCCATTTACACGTAGTTCATACCTTCTTGTTGATGGAAACTATTTGAAAGTCTATGATAAATTCAATGATGATTATAAATTTATTCCAGCAGCGTCATCGACCGCTGGTATAATGTCAGCATCAGATAATAACACTGCTCCTTGGTATTCTCCAGCAGGAAACCGGAGAGGACGTTATTTTGGTGTAGCATCTCTTGCATTTAATCCAAATAAGTCAGACAGAGATGAACTCTACAAAGCGGGTGTTAACCCAGTCGTAAATCTTCCTGGGCAAGGTGTAGTTCTATTCGGTGATAAAACTCATCTGTCTCGCCCATCGGCTTTCGACAGAATTAATGTTCGCAGGCTATTTCTTGTACTTGAAAGAGCTATTGCTACGGCGGCACAAAACATTCTCTTTGAATTCAACGATGAATTTACAAGAGCTGAGTTTGTGAATATCGTAGAACCAGTTCTAAGAAATGTGCAGGGACGTAGAGGTATTACTGACTTTAGATTGGTGTGTGATGAAACAAACAACACGGCAGAAATTATTGACACAAACCAATTTGTCGCAAATATCTTCATTAAGCCCGCAAGATCAATCAACTTCATTACTCTTAATTTTGTTGCGGTAAGATCTGGCGTTTCTTTTGAAGAAGTCGTCGGTTCAGGAGTATAGGAGATAGAAAATGGCAATCTTAGGCGTAAATGATTTTAAAGCAAAATTAAGAGGTGGGGGCGCCCGTCCCAATCTCTTTCAAGTAATATTGACTTTCCCTGACTATGTGGATGGGGACGTTGAACTTGCATCATTCCTGATTAAAGCAGCTCAGATGCCAGCTTCAACTATGGGTACTATCACAGTACCATATAGAGGTAGACAGGTACAAATGGCTGGTGATCGAGTATTCGAACCCTGGAATGTTACAATCATCAATGACACAGACTTTGATCTACGTAGATCAATGGAACAGTGGATGAACGGCATTAATGCTCATACACTTAATACTGGTGTGACTAACCCTGATGACTATCAGACTGACGCAACAGTACAGCAATTGGATAAAGATGGTTCTGTGCTCTATGAGTATAGGTTCCGTGGTATTTTCCCAACTGCAGTGTCTGCAATTGATGTTTCGTATGAAGCTGTTGATCAGATTGAAGAATTCGCTGTAGAGTTTCAAATCCAGTACTGGGAGAGTATTGCTCCTGCTGGAAGAGTTACTTCTTAGTGAATAAATAGCTTAGTCGGGGGATCTTCCCCCGACTTTAATAAGTTAAAGGATAGTTATGGCAGATAATTCTATTAGGCTTTTTGGTTTTGAAATTAAAAGAGCTGGTTCATCAAATAACAATCAAGAAAAGATTAAATCGGTTGTTCCAAAAACAGACGATGACGGAGCTGGTTACATCACCGCATCCGGAAGTCATGTTGGTCAGTACTTAGATA